CATCTCTGGCACTGGCTCGACTGCCGCTTACACCGAGGCAAATATCACCACATTCGACCTTCCCGCCGATGTGGCCGCTGGCAAGTTGGAACTCGCCAAGTATGGCGTGCTTCCCAATGCGCTCGTCATGTCTGCAACTCTGTTCGAGCGCGTTCGCCGCAGCACAAAAGTTCAGAACCAGATGTTCGGCGTTGTTGCCACCAACAGCACCCGCTTGCTCTCCGAGCAGGAAGTTGCCCAGGCAGTCGGCGTCGAGAAAGTTCTCGTTGGCCGCGCACCCAAGAACACCGCCAAGAAGGGCCAAGCCTATTCTGGTGGATTCGTCTGGGGCGACACCTACATGGCTCTTGCCTACATCGCTGGTGGCGAGTTCGCCGCTGGTGGGTTTGGCCGCTCGATCCTGTGGGGCGCTGATTCTCCGGTTCCCTTCGTGGCAGAAACCTATCGCGACGAAGCCCGCCGCAGCAATGTTCTCCGCGTGCGTCAGCATGTGGCCGAGAAGGTTGTTGACGGAAGCTCGATCATCCGCATCACAACTGGCCTGTAAGCTTAGACAGTTGGTTTTTGTTTGCAGAAACCCGCCCTTGCAAGAGGGCGGGTTTTTTGTTTTATTGACAAGCCAACCCTTTTAGACATGAACCAAAAAAAGAAACTGGTCGCTGCATTCATTGCAGGGAACGAAGAAGAACGCATCACTCGATGCGTTGAGAGCTACAAGAAAATCTGCGACGAGATCGTTGTCGTTCGCGCTGTTGGATCACTCAAGCCAGATCAAACCCTCGACATTGCCAATGAGCTCGGGTGCATTGTTAGCGAATATCGCAACTCACCACTCTGCGAAGATTGGCCGCACTTGGACAACTTTGCCAACGCCCGCAATCAAGCATTCGCCGCCGCCTATGAACTCGCAGGCGAAGATGGCTGGGTAATGTGGGCCGATGTCGATGACATCCTACCGGAATCACAGATTAAACCACACTTGAAGGCGCTCGCAGAATGCCCAGAAGATTGTGATTGGATTCTAACGGACTATGTAATTCCAGAGCAGCACAAGCGTGCGCCAAGGGAAAGGTTCTTTCGATACAAGAGTGGATGGTGGTGGAGGCCGGTGCATGAAAACATGCACCCAACGAAGACGATCAAAATCTGGAGCCGCCGCGATCTTGAATCCGCGCATCATAGGCCGCCATTGGGGCGCAGGCCGAGCAACGAGCGCAACACGCGCATCCTTGAATTCAACGATCAGTTCACGCCGAACATCAAGTTTTACTTGCATTACGAAAAGATGATCCAAGGGCGGCGGGAAGAGGCAATCCGCTACGGCGCTGAATCTCTCGCACTTAAAAGCCTGGATGCCGTGCATCGATACGAGACGATGGTGAACATGAGCAATATGACGGATGGCGACACGGCCCTACGCTTCGCCGCCAGCGCCGAAAAGCTCGACCCGAATAGGCGCGAAGCTATTGCCTTGCAGGCATCAATCCTTCTTGATCAAGGTAAGGCAAAAGAATCGCTCGCCGCGCTTGATCGCATGGAGAAGATTCCCGTGCCATCATTCCCGCAATGGACGCACCGCGCCGAATACTATGGGTGGAAGGCTACGCGCCTTCGCGCTTGGGCGCTTCGCATGGCAGGCAAGGCGAAAGAAGCATTCGCGTTAGAGCAGGATTTGCTCAATGGCTCACAAGGCCCAAAGATCAGCATTCTCCATGCGACAAGGGGAAGGCCCATGCAGGCAGTGCAGACGATGAGCTTGTGGCTATCTCGCGCCAAGAACCCTGCCGCCATCGAATACATCTTTGCCGTGGATGCAGATGATCCCACCGCCGCGCAGTTGCAACGCTTTGGCGGCGTGGCGCAGGAAGGTGATGCCGGTTCCGTAGGCGCTTGGAACTTGGCGGCATCGCATTGCGTTGGCGACATCCTAATCCAGATGAGTGACGATTGGGAATGCCCGCCGGGCTGGGATCAAATGATCCTTGATCGTCTTGATATTTCGTCAGAAAAGTGCCTACGAATTTCTGACAATTACCGCACCGACGAGTTGCTACCAATGGCAATCGTCACGCGCAAATTCTATGATCGCCATGCACTTTTTAACCCGCTCTTCAAAAACCAATTCAGCGATGCCGAGTTCACCGTTCGTGCGGCGAAGGCGGGCGCGATTGTGGATGCGCGGGATATTGTTTTCGCTCATCATCATCCTGCTTTCGAGCCGAGTGTTCCTGTGGATGATACGCATCGCCGTGTCAGCGATCCGCAAGAGCGTGAACGCGCTAAAGCAATCTTTGAAAAACTAACAACATGAGAAAAATAACACTGCTACACGCAACCCGTGGCACGCCTGTGCGCGCGCTAACGACAAGGAAAATCTGGTTTGAAAGGGCAAACCATCCAGAAGACATCGAGCATATTTTCGGCATACAGGCCGATGATCAAGATAGCATGAAGGCTTTTAGCGACATGAATTATGGCGTGAGTGTGCCGCCGCCAGAGTGGGCATCATCGAGCGTGGCGAATTGGAACACCGCTGCCGCACTCTCAACAGGCGAGATTCTTGTCGTGATCGCTGATGATCTCACACCACCGATTGGCTGGGACGATGAGCTTCGTAAACTTCCTTCTGGCAAACTGCCTTGGGCCTGCTATGTGCCCGACACCGTGCGCGATGATTGCCTGATGTGCCATCCTGTTCTTTCTCGGGAACTCTACTCGCGCAGGGGCTACATCTTTCATCCAGATTTTTACGGCGTTTTCTGTGACAATGACTTCACAGTTCGCACGCAATTGGAAGTGACGATCTTACAGGTGAAGGGCTTGAAATGGATTCACGATCACCCGAGCAATGGCGGCAGGCCGGAAGATTCAATCGTCCTGCACCAGAACAGCAAGGAAGCGTATGCCTACGGCGGCGCAACATTTATGAAGATGTGGCCGCTTTTGCAAACATTCAATCGTTGCCGAAGCGTTGAGAGCGACATCCACGCGCATCTTTTGCGACTCGCGCAACTCGCGAGAGAGTGCAATCATGTTACCGAGTTTGGCGTGCGTTCTGGCATGTCCACCTTCGCCTTCATGCACGGGCTTTCCAACAAGAGCCGCGCCACGCTTCGCAGCTACGATCTGGGCGATCCTTACAACCTATACGCCAGCATCCGATCACACATCGAGATCGATTGGACATTCGCGCACGGATCGACTCTCGACGCGCCAATGATCGAGCCGACTGATATGCTCTTTGTCGATACGCTCCACACCTACGCACAAGTGAAGGGAGAGCTTGAGAAGCACGGCAACCAAGCAAGGAAATACATTGCCTTTCACGATACCGTGGCCTTCGGCATAAGCGGCGAAGACTTCGGCCCTGGCATCAATTTAGCTATCCAAGAATTCATGAAAGACAATGAACACTGGAGAGTTTTCGAGCATCACGAAAACAACAACGGCTTGACAATTCTTGCAAGGCAATGAGCGCCACTCACTCTGTATGGATCGGCCCGAAGCTGGGCTTGATGGAAAAACTTACACTGACCCTTCTCGTCAATCACGGCCACGATGTGACGCTTTGGACGCAGGGCAAGGTTGAAGGCGTGCCGGATAGAGTAGAAATTAAGCAATTGCCGAAGGATATCTTGAAACCTGTCGGTTTCGCAGGCAACCCACATGCCCACATTCCCAATGGCGGCATTGGTAGCTTCGCGCATTGGAGCGATTATTTCGCACTTGAAACGCTCCATCGCCATGGCGGCACATGGGTGCAGATGGATTGCGCGGTGAATTGCAAGCTCGACCTTGCCGACTACACCTTCTCCCCGTGGCTTTCTACCATCTCGCCTGTAGTCATGAAAATCCCGAAGGGCAGTGACTTCGCGGCAGATGTCGGCGTGATCTTGTGTGAAATGCTTAACGATGGCATGGCGGGCCGCGATTGGCACGAAGCCATGCTCGCAATCCATCACGGACTTCAACGTCATGGAATCCACTATTCCACGCTGCCGAGCTACTTCGATTGTGGAGGCGTAGATGTCTCGCCATACACGCACGCGATCAAGGTCGATGTGATCCATTGGTCAAATGCCACCCACAACACCAGCAAAGAAAAGCCGGTGAAGGGTAGCGAATACGAGCGTCTTTGCAAAGAGTGCAAGTTGATTTGACGCTCTGGCCCTTTTGTGAGTCTGCTTGATATTCTTGCCGCTGATTTTGCTGCTGTTAGTGCCGAGTTGCCCGTATCCTGTTCATTCAATGGACAGGCATTCACGGCCA